AAGGTGCAGGATTTCCTTGATTCACTCAAAGCGTACTCCTATGAGTATAAAAAGCCTGATTCTTTTGGTGCAAGGCATGGAGAGATGCTGGGAGTGATGGCACAAGACCTTGAGAAAACCACCCTTGGCAAGCAGATGGTCCGAGAGACTCCCTTTGGAAAGATGGTCGACATGGGACAAGGACTTGCGGCAATTCTCGCATCGCAAAGCTATCTTAATGACAGGATGAAACGATTGGAGGCACGATGACATACGGGCAAACTACTGATCCAGACTTGTACATCAGAGAACCTAATAAGCTCACCAAGCTATTCAGACATTTCCTGAATGCTGGAGGTACGAAAGCTGATGCCATCAACATGCTTCAGAATAGAGGATTCAACCTGCCTCAGAATCTTGTGGAGACTCCGGCAATTCCCATAGTCGAGGAAGCAGTTGTTTCTGAACCTGCACTTCCGCCTGCTGGAGCAGCAGTGGGTCCAACCACGGCCCGACACCCACTTGCAGAATCGTCAGAGGATACGAGGATTGTTGCCGACGGTGAAGACGGGACCGGTCGGCTGTTGTCGATCACGCAGAAAATCCCAGGTGCTCCGGAGCGCGTATGGAGCGGCGAGGCGGCGGATGATCAGAGGCGCGGAGCTTTACCGTTTCAGTATAAAATGCCGCCTATGAAACTTCAAAATCCACTAGGAGATCCAGAGTTTGTTGCTGATATTGAAGGTTCATTCAGTAAGATACCTGGACCTGCGGAGCCGGAAGTGACTAAACCGGAAGAGACGAAGCCGGAAGTGACGGAGGTAGAAGCTCTTGCAGTGACCGACGAAACAATTGACGTTGATTTGGAGCGGGAGCGCCTCACGAATGACGTGCTGGAAACACTCAACCAGTCCACGCAGGATGTGGTGGCTAAATACAAGGAGGTGAGCGGTCCCGAATTTTTCGAGGGTAGAGATGAGATGCCGTATAAGGCAGACATTCTTCAGGTGGATGTGGAAATCAAGGCTCTCAATGATCGTCTGGAGCAAATTGGCGAGGAGAAGATCAAACCATACTTTGGAAAGGATGACACATGGAGGAAGATACTCGCGGCGATTGCAGCAGGCGCGGGTGCCTATGCATCCGCAATGAGCGGAACTCCAAACTATGCACTCCAGATTCTGAACAAGGCAATTGATGA